TACAAACCCCGTGATTAGACACTTCTAATTTAAGTGAATCCCAATCCCACATTCTACCTAATCCTTCATAATCTAATCCCCACATATCAAATTGGAATATACCTTTTGACATTGGTGACCCTTTAAAGAATTTATATGGTTTGTATTCACCTGATTTACATAATTCCATACTTTCAGTGATTGCTGCGAAGTAGATAGTTTCAAAGATTTCTTTGTTTAATTGTCTCGCTTCTTCTGACGTGAAGATGTAATCCATTAAATAGAATACGTCAGCAAGTCCTTGTGTTCCAATAGCAATTGCTCTTTGTTCTAAACCACCTTTTCTCCCTTGTTCAGTTGAATAACTATTAATGTCAACAACTTTGTTAAGTGCTCTAACAACTTTTCTAACCTCATTGTAAAGTAATTTGAAATCAAACTCACCTTTAACAATAAAGTTTTTCAATACCATAGATGATAATGTACAGATTGCTGTGGTATTCTCATCAGTATATTGGTAAATCTCATTACATAAGTTAGATTGTTTAATTACCCCAATGTTTTGATGATTAGTTTTTCTATTTGCACTATCTTTAGAACATAAATAAGGAACACCTGTTTCAACTTGAGATTCAATAATTTTGTTCCAAATTGTTTGTGCTTTTACTTTTTTACCAAGACCAAGCTCAACCGCTTTGTTATAATTTGCTTCATACTCATCACCATAAGTTTCCTGTAATGGTTTAATACCAGCTTTAATAATATCGTTAGGACAGAATAAATACCAATCCTTATTATCTTTAACCGCGTTCATAAAGTTGTCCGGTAACCATATAGATGTAAACAAATCTCTTGCTCTTAACTCCTCAGCACCTGTATTCTTCTTAATATCCAATAAATCTATAATATCCTTATGCCAAGGTTCAATGTAGATAGCAGCACTACCGGGTCTTCTTCCTTGTTGGTTAAAGAATCTTAACCCTTCATTAACAATCTTAAGGTATTTTAATAAACCACCCGCGAATCCACCTGATGAATTAATACGACTTTCTTTACTACGAACGTTAGACATACATAACCCAATACCAGCAGCATCAGATGAATATGTTGAAATGTCATTGAATGTTTGTAATAACCCTTCTCTTGAATCTCCGTGATTGTATTTCAATACACAAGACGCAAGTTGAGGTGTTTTAGTTCCTGCATTAATCATAATTGGTGTTGCAGGAGAAATAAGTTGATTTGATAATGATTGATAATACTCAACCGCTTGTTCAAATGATTTAGTAACCCATAAAGCCACCCTCATATACATATGTTGTGGTCTTTCAATTACTCTACCTTCAGGAGTTTTCAACAAATACATTTCTTGTAATGATTTCCACGCAAAATAATCAAAATTGTAATCATTCTCGTGATTAATTACAGAATCAATATTTTCTGAACCATATTTTTCAATAGTTTCCATTAACTTATCGTTAATTATTCCATTAACGTGTAATGTGTGCATTGTATTACAAAAACTATCATCAGTTTCTTTGTGGTATGCTGAAATAGCCACAGAAGACGCCAGTCTTGAATAATCGTGGTGACTTCCGGTATATGCCGCAGCAATCTCATAAACCAATTTATCCAACTCTTTGGTTGTAATAACACCCTCAGTTGGAACTGAAGTAATCACCTTAATGAATACCTCATCAGCATTTACGTTTAATCCTCTTGCCGCTCGTTTAACTCTATTGTAAATTTTTTGGGGGTTGAACGAAACTTCGTCCCCCCCTCTTTTTTTTATCTTTAATGACATCATATTAAAAATCGTCTGTAAATGTTAATGACTCACCTAATTTAGCCTTTTGGTATTCCATAGTTCTTGATTCAAAGAAGTTTCCTTTTGTTTCAACAGCTATCTGTTCCATAAATTTAAATGGTTGTTCTACATTAAATTGTTTTTTACAACCAAATTTAACTAATAAACCATCAGTTACAAATTCAAGATATTGTTTCATTAAATTTGAATTCATACCGATTAATGAAACAGGTATAGATTCTGTAATGAATTCTTTTTCAATCTCCAATGCAGATAATAAGATTTCTCTAATTCTTTTTTCACTTGGTTTATTTTCTAAGTGATTATTCACCAAATGAATTGCAAAATCACAATGTAAATTCTCATCTTTGAATATCAATGAATTAGCATTACATAAACCTTGCATAATCCCTCTTGATTTCAACCAAAAGATTGAACAGAATGAACCTGAAAAGAAAATACCCTCAACAGCTGCAAATGCGATTAATCTTTCTTGGAATGTTGAATTTTCAATCCAATCCAAAGCCCATTTCGCTTTCTTTTGAACCGCAGGTAATTTATCAATTGCATGGAAACATTCGTCTTTTTCATCAGCATCTGAAATATAAGTATCAATCAATAATGAATACATTAAAGAGTGAATATTCTCAGCCATAAGTTGGAATCCGTAGAAGAACTTAGCCTCAGGATATTGAACTTCTTTTAAGAAATTTTCAGCAAGGTTTTCATTAACAATTCCATCAGAGGCAGCAAAGAATGACAATACATTCTTCACAAAGAATCTTTCGTTATCAGTTAAATTTTCCCAATCTCTAATATCATTAGATAAATCTACTTCTTCTGCTGTCCAAAATGCCGCTTGATGTTGTTGGTAAAATTCCCAAATATCATTATGTTCAATTGGGAAAATCACGAATCTATTCGGATTTTCTTTTAATATTTTTTCTTCCATTTTTTTTAATTTTGTGTTTGTTGTTTTTCTTTTCTCTTATCTAACAAATCTTTGATTCTTTGTCTATTTCTTTCTTCTGTTTGTTCTTCAAGACCTAAGAACGTTACCGAACTTTCTGTGTCAATCTCCAACATACCATTATCAAATTTACAATTCTCAAACACAACACCATCATCACCAATACGTGATTTAGTGATTGCTATTGTTGCTAGTTTCATTTCTTTTTGTTGTAGAGATTTAGCCACGGAAATGATTACGTGTCCAACCTGCGCTTTTTTGATAGAACCACCCATTTGGTCGGTAGTTACCACATCAGAAGAAATTGAACTTCTGTTACCTTGAGTTGCCGTCCATCCAACTAAATTAAGTTCATGACACATAGCCTCAAACCCTCTCATAACAGAACCTTCAGATTTCCATTCATCCCCCAAGTTTTTATCAGGAACTACACAATCAATGTAGTCTAATAATACCATATCAATTTTGTTTCCTTCAGAAATCATTTTTCTAATTTGATTCTTAATTTGCATCATTGTTACGGTATCAGATGGAAGTTTTTTAAGTATAAGTTCATTAGGCATTTTCTCCTTAATCTCTTGCACTTTAGTCATTACCTCATCCTTTTTTAAAGACAACTCATCCGGATGGATTTTTGTCCATAATGTAATGTGTTTACGTTGAATAATCTTTGGGTTATCCTCAAAGAAAATTTGTAAAACATTGTATCCCAAATTAAATGCGTGATTTGAGATTTTTGTCAGTAAAGTTGACTTACCAACACCTGTTGGTGCTAAAACAACACCAATCTCACCCTTCGCAAGACCTCCTTTTAAGAGTCTATCGATACCCGGAATACCCATTGGTATCGGATGACGATAATCTTCGTTTAAAACATCATCTAAGTTACTAAAAACACTTTCAGTCCCCTTATCGTGTTCCCCTACTTGAAGAGCTTTACTTACCATTTCCTCTAATGTATCATAACTCTCAAATTCACCGGTATCAATGATTTTTTGAGCTTTAACCATTACTTTCTGTAACTCTTGTTGTTTACAGAATTTCATTGATTTTTCCTGTACAAACTCCGCACCTTCAAGAGTCGATTCCTTGACTTTATTAAGGGTGTCAATAATGATTTTTGCTGCCAGAGGTTGTTGTATCTCAGATTTTGTGATTTGTTCTAATGTGTCAAAGGTTGGTGTGTGTTCGTATTTTGTATAATACTCTTTAATCATTTGAATAATTAATTTGAAGTATTTATTCTCAAAATAACTTGTTTCAATCACATCAATAATAGACCTTGAGAAGTCCTTATCAATGATGATTTGGTTTAATAATTGTATCTGAAAGGTACTACCTAGATACTCAAAATTTTTGTTTGACGCCATATATTTTTCTTTTAGTGTATTAATAAATACTATACAC